CCTGGGCGGCCTTTGCGTGGGGGTGGGGCGGGTAAGAGGCGGCGGCGCCGAGTGCTGGGGCTGTCCAGCCGGCGCGGCGCGAATCGCTCAGATCTCTTGCGCTGCAGCGTGTCCAGCCCCGCGTACCTGCACCAATGACAGGTACGCTGGACACAGCGTTAAGAATTATCAACATTTGGCGTGGTGCTGAGCGGCGCTGTCGACTGCTGCACCCTATGTAGGTAGGATTGATTCGAGCGCAACGGAATTCGAGTCAGCGCAGCATCCTGCGCGGCGAAAAATTTCCCGCCCTGCCATAGCGCGGGGCCTGCGTTCTTCACCACTGCTACGGAATCATGCTTTGCACCCTCGCATGGGTAGCCGCTGTGCTGACCCTGCCGCTGATCATTCTTTTTTGGGCGACGGAATCGCGCCCGCAACGGATTCGCCGCTACGCGCGCCGCGGGCTCTCACAACGCGCCATCGCCCGTGAGCTGAACTGCAGCCGCTACGCGGTGCAATCCGCCCTCGCCGGAGCCTGACGCCATGCGCCCCACCACATACGCGGCCTGCGCCTTCGCCGCCCTGGCGCTGTCAGCTGGGGCCTGCGCTGCAGCCGTCGCCACTGCGTCCGCCGCATCGCGCGCCCTCGCTTACCGCGCTTGCGTCACTGACGCCGCGCTGTCGCGCCTGTCGCCCGAGCACTGCTCACAGCGCCCCGCGCCTGTCATCTCCACCGCTCACGGGTTCTGATCATGCAAACAGCAACCACACACGCCGAGCAGAACGCTAAGGCGCACTTCGACACCATCAGCGCCCTCTGGGAGCTGCACGACTTCCTCGACAATCCGCGCCGCGATGCGGACGGGTTCGCTGAGCTGAGCGACGACGCGCGCGAGCTGCTCGCTGAGATCGCCGACGCCCGTACCTTTGACGAGCTGGGGCGCGACGACGCCGACGCGGTCGCCGAATACGCGCGCGAACTTGCGCTCAGCGTTTGCGTCCGCAGCGGTTGGGTGCTCGTTGGTGAGCCGCTCGAACCTGAGGAGTTTGAGCTCCTGTTGAGCACTGGCGGGCCGGCCTGCCGCATCGTTGGCGACCTGCGCGATGAGGAGCCCTGCCGCGCTGAGGTCCAATGGCAGGACTGGGGCACGCCCTGGACCCCACTCGCTGGGCAGCGCTGTGACGCCCTCGACTGGTTCGCCGGCCTCTTTTATTTCGGAGCGTGCTGAGCGATGGCCTACACCATCCAAACCCACGCCGACTCCGGCAACTGGGCCTGTCCTGATGGCACGCAGTCGCTGTGGCTTGTGATGAGCAAGCGCGCGGCGGCCGAGCACTTTCTCGAGTGGGCCAATACGGTCGGCCGCTACGACGACCCGGCCTGCGCTTCGGCGCTGGTGTGGGCTGGCAACCACAACGACACCACTGACCTTTACCCGGACTGGCGCCTCTCGCTGGGGCCCCGCGGTGGTGTGCGCTGGGAGGTGTGCTGATGGCACGCCGCGAACCCTGGGCGCTGTGGTTCAGCGTCAAACACTGCGGCGGGCGCGAATCGCTCCGCCAACTGCCGCCCGAAGCCATCAGCGATTGCAGCGGGCCGGGACCTGCTGATGAGGCCGTTGCCTACTGGGTGCAACGGCTCGAATTCGACGGCCCGCCTTGGCTGTTTCGCGACCACCTGCGCAGCTATGGCGCGTGGGATCGCGCCGACCTCACAGATCACAACGCCAACCGTGAGCGGGTGCTCTGGCTCTGGGCGAACGATTGCCGCGAGGAGCCCGGCGATCACGACTTTCTCTGGCTTGGAATCTGAACAATGACCACTCTCTTTTCGCGCTTGCTCGAGCAGGCGCTCCCGCACTGCACAGCCGCCGAAGCTGGGGCTTGGCCGTGCGAAACGTTCAACAGTCGCCACTGGGCGACCCTTGCAGCTGAGGGAAGGTGGCGCGTTTGCGTCCGCACCGAACCCGATCAAGACTGCGGCGCCGACTATGAAGAACCGCCAGAGCCCGGCACCGAATGGGTCGGCCTCGTGGTTCAGCTGCAGGACACCTACGGGCGCCCGTACCGCACCGAAGCGTTGTGGGGGATCGAGACACCGGGGCTGCGCTCAGTGCCGGCACGCGATTGGCAGGACTGCGAGGGCTTCATCGCTGACACCGCGCGGGAGCTGCTCGCCGAGCTGCTGGGCGATCCCGCGCCGTTGATCAGCAACCTATTCGGAGAGATCTGTGAGCGCGAGGCCTGTATCCGCGAGCTAAACGAGGTGGCGCCGTGATCGGACCCGATACCACGCGCTTAACAATTGTTCTGCCCCATAGCGTCGACGCGCGATTGCGCGAACTTGCGCAAAGGGAAGGGCGGAGCCTGTCCAACCTCGCGGCGTTACTGCTGCGGGAAGCGCTGGAATCGCTGGGGCGCGATGGCCAGCCGTAGCTCCGACGCCCAATACGCGGCGCGGGTCGCTGATGCTCTTGAGCTTCTCAGCACCGGCGCCGGGTCCGCGTTTGCCGCGGCTGTGCTGGCGGAGCGGTACGCGGTGAGCCTGCGCCAGGCACGCCGCTATGTCGCCGGGGCATCCTTTGAGCTATGCGATCCGGCCACGCCGGCAGAACTTGACCGCCAGGCGATGTTGTCGTTGCACCGGCTGGATCTGATCGCCGGCCGGGCGATGGCAGCAGGGGACGACAGCACAGCCGTACGCGCCACACGCGCCCACGCCGCGGCGCTTGCGCAGTTCCGGCGCGCTATCACCGCGCCCGCCACGCGCTTCAGGCTCCCCACGGCAACCGATTGCGCCCCGGCGCGCGATTCGCCCGATGCACCCGCGGATTGCCCTTTCTGATCACGTGCGCGCCCTTGCGCCACACGCGCCCCACGCCCGGGGCGCCTTTTTTGTGTCCTAATTGCGTCCGCAGCGCGGTGCGCTAACTGCGCTCAGGATCGCCCACAACGGGCCGGTGTTGGTGGCGCGTGTCTCACAGCGGCCCGCGCCTTGGCGCCCACGGGAGGCCGGGGCGGCAGGGCTGGGGCGGCGCTACCGGTAGCGTCCCGTCGCGCCCCGGCACACTAGGCGCCCGGGTGTGATAATGATTCTCATCCTCGGCAGCAGCAGCGCGGCTGTTCTCGCCCGAGGCGGGAGGAAAGCCGGGCGCCTGGCGTACGCGCGGGCGCCCTTAGTCCACTGCTAGGACCACAACACCTTAGACGCGGGGAAGCTGGGGGTCAAGCAAAATCGCGCCATGAATGCGTCATGAATGCGATTTTGCGCAGTGAATGCGCTGGGGCGCCCTGAATGCGTTTTTTCGGCGCAGCCGCTAGCCGATGCCCTTGGGTTTGACCAGCTGGAGTAGGTCCGCCTGGAGCTTCATCGCGCCGATGGCGTTGGCGCCCATGTTGCGCTCGATGCTCATTTGAATGACCGTCTCGAGCTTCTCGATCATCTCGCTCACCTTCTCGGCGCGATCCATCACGTTGATGTCGCGGATCATTTGCTGACGCGCAGCAGCCATCCGGTGCTCGGCCGTGCGGGTGGAGATCCCCCATCGGTCAGCGCAACGCTGTCGGATCTGGTTGGGACGCGTACCTTCCGCCAGCCAATCCTGCACAATGCGCACCTGCTCGGCAATCTCAAGCGCAGTGAATGCCTGACGGCGCCGGGGCTCGTCCGCAGGATTAGCGGGGGCGGGGTTGCCGTAGTCCGCGAGCTGGGCGTCGGTGCTGCCGTCTGACATCGCCATAGGCGCCGGGGGCGCAACAGGGGGTTGTGGCTAAGTTGCCCGGCTACGCCGAAAACGCCCTGGGCGCCTAGGGCGTAGGTATAAATGCTTAGGTGCGACGGGCTTAGTGGGTCTGACTACTGGGCTTCAAGCTCGGTGGCGATCTCTTCCAGATACCAGGCGCTTTCTTGTCCAAGCCCTGCCAGTTTGATGACCACCTGATCCGCAGCAGCGCGAAGAACAGCAGCGGCGGTCACTGCATCGTCAATGTCAGCATCGCGGTAAGCATCAAGCACTGCTTGCACAGCAGGTGAAAGTTCAGACATAGAAGTGATGTTGACTAATCGGGCAGGGATTCAAGAGCGCGGCGGATTTGGGACAGGTCGCATCCCAGGCCGTGCATACCCAGATCTGCATTGAGCGTATCTAGCTGCAGTAGCGCCTTTTCCTTTAAGCTCAGCGGCTTTGGGCGTCTGGCGGCGCGGAGCCTGTCAGCAACGTCGTAAGCAAGGTCATCGTTGACCCACTCACAGCACGCATCAAGTTCCTGAGTGGCACCCCAGCGGGTCGCCTGCAGAGCCACATAGAGAACGAGATCAAAATCGTTGTCTTTGGCCTTATGCCAATCATCGCTCCATTGTTTGACTAGGTCGATGAACGGAGTGATTGTGTCGTCTTGAGTCATTGTTGAACCTCGTAGTGTGTAGAACTAAGTGATCTCAAGTTCGTCTGCTAGAGCGGTTAAGTAGCCGTTGATGAAGTGGTGGGCGACATAGACGCCCGCGTCTGCATCTGTGTCGCCGAGGGGCGCGTCCATGCGCACAAACTCAGCCACCCACCGGAGCGTGAATGGGTCGAGGGTGCTGGGCGTCACGAGAACAGCGCGGATTTGTGCAGCACGAAATCGTGATTGCCGCGGGCTGCGCTGCTCGTCCAGGTGAAGTCCGTGGGCGCAATCTGGCGCTCGGCATCCTGCAGCGTGTACCAGCGGTGGCGGCACGCTTCGCAATGCCGGCGGCGGAGGATGTGCAAGTAGTCGCGCGTGGGGCGAGTCAACACAACGCGTACTCGCTGGGAGCCGCACTCGGGGCAGGCGGTGGGGTGGTGCGTCATTGGGTGCAGTGGGTGATCTCGGTGGGGATGAAGTCGCCGTTCGGATGGTGGTGCCAGACCTGAATCGTCGCGTCGAGCGTGTCGTCGCCGTACTCACTCACCAGCAGCTGGATCCACTGCCCAAGCCACTTGCCGGTGCGGAGGCCGCGCACCGTGAAGACCGCGTCGGGCTGGGGCGGGCATCCATGTACAGGCAGAAACTGCAGGACGGCGGTGGTGGTGTTGCGCGGCGGGAGATGAATGTCGTCGTTCATTGCTCGTAACCGCACTGGGCGGTGTAGTAGCTGTTGGCGCGGGTGATGAACTTGCGGCCGTAATCGCGCAGTTCGTCGCCTGTCAGTTCCCAGATGTCGGGGAAGTCGCCGTGCGGGCGGGCGATCACCAGCAACGCGCGCTCTGGGACAACGCCGTACACGTAATCGATTGCCTTGGCGTATGCGCCGAGCTGGCAGCAGTAGTCCTCAACAAGCGCTGAATCGCGTTTGTTTTTGGAGGTCTTCCAATCCAAAAGCGTCAGCAGTTCGCTGGCGTCTTCGGGGGTCAGGTCGTCTCGCTGGGTGTAGTTGGTGTAGCCAAGGGCGTCGAATTGGCCGGCGAAGCGGGTGGGGTGGTACACCGCGCACTCCTGCGCCACCAGCTGGACCCAGTGCTGCTCAAGGAATGGGCGGATGTTGCGCCAATACGCCCCAAACGCAAAGTGCTTTGGGTCGGGTAGTGGGTCACCGGCGCTGTGGGCTAGGAGCCAGGTCTCGATTTGCTCGTGGGTCCAGGTGCCACGGGCTTTAGCGGCGTCGCTAATTGCTGCAGCGTCAGGACGCTTTAGCCATTGCTCCAGCCGCTTTTTGCTGGTGCCCGTCTTGCCGAGGATCGACGTAACTGAATCAAGGCGACCGACTGGTGAGGTGTAGCCGCTCTTGTCGGGGAGCCGAGTGACAACGCCTCGCGGCTTTGGAAGTTCGGTGAGGCGTTGCGGCATCGGCTACTGGTTGAGCAGGGCGGTGGTAATGGCGTCGATGGAGGCGTCGCTGAGGTACAGCGACTTGGCGATGCTTTGGGACTTGACGGCAGTGCGAAGAGCCAACGCATTTGCGATGGCCTTCGCGTCTAGTTCGTTGACTGATGCGGCAAGCAGCTCCTCCTCTTCACTCAACCCGTCTTGATAGGTGTCGAGGAGGTGTTTCACGCTGGGGTGGGTAGAGCTTTGCCCAAGGTTGCCGATGGGCGGACATGCACCACTACGACTGCACTCTCACCCGTGGTGCGGGTGTAGTTGCGGCAGGCGGCATGGCAGCTGTCAACGTCTACCCACTGCTCTGCCTCTTCTGGAAAACGAGTCCAGTCGAGGTCCGCGCCAGGGCGTTGATGTGCCAAGGCGCGGAAGTACCCGCGTGCTGTTTTGATCAGGTAGCGGGTGACGGTCACTTGCTGCTGAACGGGTTGCCGCCGTCGGTCAGGCGCCAGATGTCGGCACCCGCAGCTTTCGCTGCTTCCCATGCAGCGTTGACCTTCTCGGCCACAGCCTTGTCCTTCTTGCGAAGGGCAGGCTTCATGTCAGCCGCGTAGCTGGTTTTTGGGCTGGTGACTTTGGTGATCTCCAAATCCCAAGCGGCCAGATCTTCGTAGTCCGGGTCGCCGGTTTTGCGGTCGATGTCACGCAAGAGCGACACCTGGGTGTAGCTCAGCACCTTCACTGCTTCGGCGTCGTAGTCGTACACGAAGAAAGCCGCGCACTTCTTGATGGCCTTGCGGTCAGTGGGCTGCTTGGTGTCGTAGTCGACTTCAAAAGCGACGGTCCCGCCGATCTGTTGCTCGTATTCAGCCAACACAGCGTCTGTCGGGTAATCGCCTGCAGCGATGCGCTTGGTTTTGCCGCCGTCAGCTTTGTCGAACCAGATTTCGTAACCGGTCAACGGCTCCTCACTAAGGATGGCGCACCTAAAGGGGTTAGGTAGTGTTTTGCCGATTTGAGACGGGTTGATGTAGCCATCACGGCTGTTGCCGCTCTCGGTTTCCTTTGGGGCGAGTGAGGCAGAAAAGCTTTGCGAGAAGAAGGGCACTGTGGAAGGTGTTCGGTGATTTGGGCCCTACCCTCCCTGGGTAGGTGCGCGTACGCTACTGGGGGCGGTTGAGTTCGTCAACGGCTTCTGCCGAAAGTTGGCGCAGGGCTCGCTCGATGTACTCGCTTCGGTTGACGCCTTCGCGCCCTGCCAGGTAGGTCAGGATCTCCCAGCCGGTGTCAGTCATGTTCAGGCTGCGGCAACGCTTTAGCTCCCCCCAGTGAGTGGTGCGGGTGACCTGGGGCTTGGGCTGGACGATGTATTCGGGCATCTCGCGTCTGTTAAGTGCGGTGCGAGTCTATCTACCTAGGTGGCTTTCGATGTGTTCCCAGAGAGCGTCGCCGCTTAGGCCAATCAGCTTGCCGATTGCGTCCAAATCGTTCAGCAGGCGGTCGCTGCTCACCGTGTGGCTCAGAAGCAAGGGCTCCATCGTCGGACAGTCGTAGGCGAGCTCGCGGAGCTTGGCGTACCAGTCAATGTCGTGCTTGGCGTAGTAGGCGCGCAGGAAGGCGCCCAGCACCCGAGAGGCGTCGTCGGCGTCTGCTGGGTCCATGCGGCGGCTTTCGCGCACTGGGAGCTGGCGTAGGCCGCAGAACGCTTCAAACATTCCTACCGGACCAAGTGCGAAGCCATCGCGGTCGAGCATGGGGATGGTGTGCTGCCACAGCTCCTTGAAGCGTTGCGGCAGTTTCGGTGGGTATCCCAGGGAGCTGGTGTCCTCAATCAGCTCCTCGGGGTGTCCGATGCTGCGAGCTAGCGCAGCGTTAAAGCAGCCCAGCGCCAGGAAGGTTTTGGGGGCCGGTTCCGTCAGTACGCCGCGGTTAAAGCCGCCGATGGTGCTGCTGTGGATCGCCTTCGTGCCCAGGTACTCCGTGGCGATCTTCATGAACTCTGTCTGGGTGAACTGCCCGCTCAGCGCCCGGAACGCACTGGGGAATTGCAGGGCGCCCCGCTCAAGTGCGGTCAGCAGGGGTGGTGCCTGGTTTCCTTCCATCTCGTTGACCCTATGTAGGTAGGCCAAGAGTACAGGTGCGGAGCTGGGGAGGGGCGCATTTCTTTTTCCCCCTTTAATAAGTCACCTCCTTTGAGTGTCCGTGTTAGCTGAAACCCCTTGGGGGGTGAGGAGTTTGAACACGGACAGGTATCACGGTCTTACACGGACACTGTCCGCGCAACAACGATCCTTATTGAGAATGACCCCCAGTTATCACGGTCACTGTCCGTGTTCTGACCGAGATCATTTGGCCGTGTACTTTCCTTGCGCTGCATGGGATCTCGGCGATCACGGACACAAAAAGAGGGAGACTAATAAGGGCCTCCATCAAAAAGTGCGGGTTGTGCTGCCCCAGCTACACGACGTTGATGCCGTCGCCTTTGCTGGTGAGCATTTGCCGCGCACTGGTGCGGACTTGCAGCCGGGGGCGGTAGTGGAGCACCGTTTTGTTTTTGACGCGGGCGTTGGGGAGCGCTTCTGACTCGAGCACAGTCCCCACCAGCCGGTCCATGTACCGCCGCAGGGTGCGCTCGTTGAACTGAAGGTCCAGCAAGCTCATCCATTCGCTGGGGATGCGCCACTCGTCGTCGGTGACCCGGCGGAACGCGGCGCCAAGGGTTTCAAGTGGTGAGCTGTCGCCTTCGTTGGGGTTCATCCACTGCCAGATGCCGCTGTAGCCATCGCGGGTGACGTGCAGCTTGCGCCCCGCATAGCCGCCGCGGCTCTTCTCCACCAGCAGGTGGCGAGTCTTGTTGAACGACGGCGACGTTTTCTTCTGCTTGATGAGTTCGGGGTCGTAGTACACCCACATCTCTTCGCAGCTGGCCTTGATTTGCTCCGTGCCGCTGAACCGCAGGGGTTCGTCGCGGCTGGTGTGGTGCAGCACCATGAACGCCGCTTTGGGCCAGCTGATGCCGTTGTGGCGTACCAGCAGGCGGATGGGGTCGGCGTACGCAGGGTCGCCGATCTTCACGCCATGCACCGCCATGGACGCAAGGCAGTCGCAGATCACCAGATCCGGCGTGAACTCGCTCAGCGTCTGGACGATGGGGATCATGTCCTCAAACGTTGAACCAGATGAGATGCGCAGCCGGTCTGCGCACTCCTGAGGCTTGATGCCCTCAAGCACGAGGTCGCGCACCATGTCCTCATCGCTGCAATCGCTGGTGAGGATCAGCACGCGGCCGGGGGCATTGATTCCGTGGCGGGTGTTGCCAACGTCCACCGGCTGGCCGTTGAGGATGCGCCCAGCCAGGAAGCACGCCAGCGTCGTTTTGCCGCTGTGACTGCCACCCGCCAATACATGCACGCGCCGGGGGAGCAAGCCGTCGAGCACATCTGATGCCACGTTGTCCGTGCGTCGAGCGTTGATGATTTCCTCCATGGTGCGGGGACCGCCGCTGCTCACCACGCCCAGGTACTGCTCCAGCCGCAGGCGGTACAGGTCCGAAGGGTCGACACCGAACTCCCGACGCGCCCGGCCTTCCCATGCCGCAAGCGCCGCGTGGTCGTGCGAGACCTCGTTCATCTTGTGCAGCATCTTTTTGAGCCCATCGACGTGCAGCTGGGCCTGCTCAATCGGAGGCAGCGACCACGTCGGCCACTGGAAGCCGTTGTTGCGGGCAAAGTGGAACAGCGAACCGATGCGAGCGCGTTGGTCCTCCGCAACGCTGCTGCGCGTCAGCGATGCGATGGTCTTCTCGGCGTTGTTGTTCTGGCCCCAGTCGTTGCGGGTGTTCCACTCGCTGTCCTCGACGATGGCGGTCGCAATGTCTCCACCGAACTCGTCAATCAGCCCGCAGATGATGCGGCGTACCTTCTCGTAGGTGCCGCTGCCACGCCCATCGCGATTTGGGCAAAACTCGAGTGCTTCCTTGGCAAGCTGCAACTTCTCGTGCGTCTTTAGGCGCTCCCAGGGCGTGGGGTCGTCCTCGCCGGAGCGGCGGCGCTCCTCCGGGCTGTCGGGAATTTGTTCGTCGAACTTGGCAATGATCCCCAGCAGTAGCCACTCGGGTGCGTCGGCCCACTGCACTTCAGCAGGTGAGTGGGCCTTCATCCACCGGTAGTACAGCGGGTGCTGGTGGGAGCTTTGGGGGTGGTCGCCGCAGATGACGGCATGGCGACCGGTGCCGGTGCCATTCATCCAGATGGCTTCGAGAACCACCTTGTCGTCGACTTTCCAGCTGGCGCTGCGGTTCTCGAGCTGGGGCCACCAGTGCGGAGGCACGCGCAGAAACACCTTGCCGCGGCCTTTCTTGCCGCTCTCGTTGCACAGCGTGGCTGGCAACGTCTTGGGGCTGCGGTGGAAATGGTCGTGGAAGGCGCGTAGGGCCTGGGAGCCGGTGCCGTCGAAGTCCACGACCAGCAGACCGCCGCTTTCGGGCCCGGTGATGGCGCCTACCCCAATAAGTTTGCTGCTCTTCCACCGCTCGTACGGGGTAGGGGATTTGTTGACCCGCAACACGTCTTCAAGGGTGCGACCGGAGCCCTTGTGGTTCCAGCCCTCCTCGAAACACACCTTGCTGTCGTCGTTGCCGCCGGTGAGGGCGTAGCGCCAGTGAGGTGGGAGCCCTTCCAGCAGGGCGGTTTGATCATCGCGGAGCATCAGTTTGGTAACGCGGCCAGGGAGAACGTAGCGGTGCCTGGCCGTGTCCGGTAGGTTTTGCGCACACCTACCCAAACCGGTTTGAAACGCCTACTGTCCCGGTTGCGTTCACTGCTGACTCGCGCACCAATGTTCAAGCAAACCTTTGCTCTAGCCCCGGAAGAGCGGCGCGATTTGATACACGAGATCCAGCTGGATACGTTCCGGCACTTGGATATGGATGAAGTTCGTTGGGTCACGGCTTGGGCCCTGCTGCTGGCGGAGCGCAGCGATGACTGCATCCTGCGCATCTGGGAGGAGATCAATGGCCGACGTTGATCTCGCGCTTCTAAACGACCTGGAGAGGTTCGGTAGTGCGTTTGCGCTCGATATGGAAACGGCGCTGATCCCGCTGTGCTGGCAGGGGCGGGGGCAGCAGCGCCTGCTCCAGCTGCACAACGATCAGTACAGCAAGTGGTACGACCTGGCGTTGTGGGGCGACCCCCAGTGGGAGGCGCTGCGCATCTTCCTTGAGCAGCCGGGGCTGGAGGTGTACGGGCACAATCTCGCGTTCGACATCAAGTGCTTGATGGCGTCAGGGGTTGAGGTGCGCGGGAATCTGTACGACACGATGGTTGCCTCGCGCCTGATCAATCAGGGGCAGGCCAACGTCAAGCACTCGCTCGGCGATGTGGCGCGACGGGTGCTGGGCAAGGTGATGGATAAGTCGCTCCAGGCGCAGGATTGGATGGCGGCGGAGCTCAGCGAGGCGGACCTCAAGTACGCCATGGAAGACGTGCGGGTGACGTGGGAATGCGCCCACTCGCTGCACGCACAGATCTACGAACAGGGCTTGCTGGAGACGTACCGCCTTGAGACCGCGCTGATTCCGGTGGTGGCGAGGATGGAACTCAAGGGCATGTACGTCGACACCGAGCAGCTCAAGTCAGCTCGCGAGTTCTACAGCGCCAACAAGACCGAGGGTGTGGCGTTTTATGTGTCCCTGCTGGATGAGCAGCTCAAGGAGCGGGGGCATGAGGGTCTACCGCGTTTGGCATCCGGTGAGGTGAACCTGAACGCCAAGGCCACCGGCAAAGTGCGCGACGGCACGAAAGTGCCAGCGGGTTTCAACATGGCGTCGCCCCGGCAACATGCGGCGTTCTGGGGCGAACTCGGAATCATCCCAAAGGACGCTGCCGGGAAGGTTTCGCTCGACAAGAAGAACCTCGCGACGTACCGCCATCACGAGATTGTGCGGGCGTATGAGTTCTACAAGAAGGCGGAGAAGCGCTCCACCATGGCAGAGAAACTGCTGGAGCATGTTGGCGCAGATCAGCGCATACATGCACAGTTCATGCCACTCCAGACGGCTACGGGTCGCTTCAGCGCCAGCAATCCCAACTTACAGCAGATACCGCGCGACCCTGAGTTCCGCAACGCATTCACTGCGCCGGATGGCTATGTGTTGGTGCAGGCGGATTACAGCGCGATGGAACTGCGCTATTTGGCCGCAGTGGCTAAGTGCAAGCCGATGCTGGATGCGTTTAACAGCGGGGCTGATTTACACACCCGCACCGCTGCGTTGATGTACGGCATCAGCGACGACAAGGTCGAGAAGTCCCAGCGCAGCGCTGCCAAGGCGTGCAACTTCGGGTTGGCGTATTCGAGTGCGCCGGGCGGGCTGCAGTCTTACTTTGCGACGCTCGGGCTCTACATCTCGATGAAAGAAGCCCGGGAGTTTTACAACATGTGGCATACCGCTTACCCAGAAGTGGGTATTTGGCACCGCTGGTGTCAGCAGCAGGTCGACATCGGCAACCCAGTGCGCACCGCGATAGGCAGGCGCCGAGCGCTATACGGCGACGAGAACCGCGTCCAGATCTACGCCAACAACACGATCCAGGGCGGGTGCGCGGACATCATGAAGGCAGCGCTGATCTCGATTCACCAGCAGCTACCCGTCGGCGCGTCGCTGGTGGCCTGCGTTCACGACGAGGTTTTATGCGAATGCTGTATAGACCAGGCGGACGAGGTGCTCGGCCTCGTAATAGGGGAGATGCAAGATGCTGCTGTGCCCATCGTGTCTGATGCAGTCGTGATGAAGGCCGAAGGTGGAGTCGTGCGCAGCTGGGGCGAAAAGTGAACGACGAGCGGCTTCGAGAACTGCTGCAGATTGCAGCAGACCGCTACATCAGAGGCGAAGCACCACGCTCGCCACTGCCTGGTGATCGATACGCACCTGCTCCACCAGCATCAAATACAGCTCCCGCAGCTGATCGTCGTCCAGCTGGCTCCAAACAGCGGGGTCCGCAAACACGTCCAGCAGCTGAGGGTCAGGGCCGACTTGCTGCTGGAGTGCGGCAAGCCGCTCGCGTTTGATCGCGATGGCGGGCTCCAGGTCAGGGTCCGCCAACGCCTCCAGCTCGGCGATCTTGGTGCGCAGCTCCAGCACCTCCGGCTTCTCGGCGGTCACCCGCTGGGCGAGTGCCTCGTTGCGCTCAGACAGCGCTACGTTAATCGCTTCGCGCACCACATCTTCTCGCGTGCTTTTGTAGCGCTGCGAACATTCACGGCTCTTACATATAACGCTGGAGATGGTGCGGCTGCCGGCGTAGGTCATCTTGCGGCCGCACCCTGCGCATACACAAAGACCTGTAAGTAGGCGCGGCTTGACCTGGGCGCTATGGCCCCAACGCCTGCGGTTGTCCTGGAGTTGCCTCTCCATGATTAAAAAGTTGCTGTGGGACAGCAGAGGCTGGTGGGTATCCCAGACAATCTCCTTGTAGGTGTTATCGCTGCTCTTCAAATAGCCCAGACCACCTCTTAACACGGGATTTAGCAGCCATGCCTTAACAGCACGGCAGGAGCTGAGGGGGATTGGCCCCAGTTCCATCGCGTGCCACTTGTCTAGGGCCGTATTCATCCGCCAGTCGCACCTCTTACAAAGCTCAAGAAAGCGGCTAGCGCGGGGAAATTCAATGGGGTCTGGCTCCAACGCGCTTTTATCGGCGTTGACGCGGTAGCCCCAGCAGACCTTGCCGCGCAGCGGGCGGGCGCGTTTGCGGCCCTCGGAGTAGCCGGCACGTACTCGCATCGACAGCATGCGGCTCTCCATCTCCGCCATGGACGTGGCGATGCGCGAGAGCAGGAAGCCCTGGGGTGTCTGGGCGTCGACGGTGCCGCCGTCTAGGCAGGTGATGGTGACGCCGCGCTTGGCAGCAATGGCGATCAGCGCGTCGGTCGCAGCCGCGTCCCGGCCCAGGCGGTCGATGCGGGTACAGACCACCTCTGTGATCTGGCGCGTGTCAATGAGATGCAGAAGTTCGAGGTAGCCGGGGCGCTCCTGTGAGAGCCCGCTCTCCACGTCTTCGATGAGGCGATCAACCCCTGTGCTGGCAATGCGTGAGCGCTGGTTCTGCAGCGCAGAGAGCTGCTCTTCCGTGTCTGTCGACACCCGCAGGTAGCCAATGCGCAGGGCTTGTCCCATGGGACTGACGCTATATGGGGTTGACTTCCTGTGGGGAACAGATACTCTCTGCCTGTCCTTACAGGAACGACCGTGACTTCCCTTGCGCCACGGCGCATCTCAGCGTTGGCTGAGGATTGTGTGCAGGAGGCTGCAGCGTTGGTGCAGCTCCTCAACCGCATCTCAGATGCGGACCACCAGCTGTCTGATGAGTTCACCCAGCAGGAGCTGACGACCGCGATTCGCGCCACCCGTAATGCCATCAACGGCATCAAGCAGGTGGTACTCGCGGAGGTTCGGAGGCATGGGCTGTGAGCGCCGATCAGATGGTCGACCACCCGCCCCACTACACCCAGGGCGGGATTGAGTGCATCGAGGCGATCAGGGCAGCGCTGACTCCTGACGAGTACCGGGGCTACCTAAAAGGTCAGATCTTTAAGTACGCCTGGCGTGAGCGCCATCGCAACCGCCTTCAGGACGTTCGCAAGCTGACTTGGTACGCCAACGAGCTGATCGCGCACTTGGAGAAGACGCTCAAGGTGCTGGAGAAGTGATGAAGGCTTCTCCTTATCAGCAGCTCTACGCCGCCGGCGACATGAGCCTTCTGGATGTAGTGAACCTCGCCAAGTGCGCAGCAGATCGAGCGCGCTCTTGCGCAGGTCAGCCGGGCCAGCGCTTCATGCGTGAGTACAAGTCCGCGCTTCTGTGGTCGACTGTGGCCGCAACTTACAAACTCTCCTCTTACTGATGTCTAACAATGATTTGCGCCCGTGGAACGGGCCGCTTTACGCGGCGGATTGTGACCCCCGCGTGCAGCAAAAAGTCCAGGATCGACTGGATGAGTGGTATGTACGTGATGGCCGGTATCGGCCTGACCACCCTTATCACTCGTCTTACACCGGTCTTGCTGCCAAGTACGCCTCTGAGGACACCACCGATGACAACTGAACAGCTGTTTCTTCAGTGGTGGGCTGAGTCGTACCCCAATACAAAGGCCGCTCCTCACACCGTGATGAGTCACGTCGCATTTGCTGAGTACGTCGACTCCGTGTGCACAAAAGTTGTGCTGGACGCATTAAGCCGAGCTGGGGCTGAGCAGTGAGGTAGGGCGTCGTGATCTGCCCCCAATGCACGGGTAAGTACAGCCGCCCTGGCCAGCCCAAACACGACGCACCGGACAGCATCCTCCGCTGGCGGGACTGCAAACACTGCGGTCACCGCTGGTGGACGGTGGAAATTGCGCTCCCGAAAGACGCTATCCAGTGGATTTCGCGTGAGCAGCCGGTGCGCCGACCCAATTACCAACGTGTCCGCTTCTCCAACAATGAAAGTAACTCTGGTGCATCGAACCGATGGCGCCGAGGCGCTTACGGCCTACATGGCACGGGTGAGCAACCCCAGCAATCAGAACAACGACAAGACGGCACCCCGCCTGATCAAGTACCTGATTGAGCACCAGCACTGGAGCCCATTTGAAATGTGCTCAATGTGCGTGAAGATTGAGACCGAGCGCGACATCGCCGCCCAGCTCCTTCGCCACCGCAGCTTCTCGTTCCAGGAGTTCTCAACGCGCTACGCCCGCACCTCCATCGCTGAGATACCGCACTTCCGGCGCCAAGACGCCAAGAACCGCCAAAACTCCCTCGACGATCTGACGCCCGAGGACCAGGAGCAGCTGGGGCGGGACGCCGGTGAGGTGATCACCAAGGCGTATGGCCTCTACTACGCAATGGTGGAGCAAGGCATCGCGCGGGAGTGCGCTCGGCGGATCCTGCCGCTCTGCACGCCAACCGTGCTGTTCATGCACGGCAACTTGCGCTCGTGGATTCACTACATCCAAGTGCGCACTGACCCCGGCACCCAGCTGGAGCACCGCGAAATTGCTGAGCAGTGCAAGCAGGTGTTCGCAGCGCAGTTCCCTGTGATCGCGGAGGCGGCGTTCGGCGCATGACGCTATCGCAATACCATAGTGCCTACGCGCTTGGGGGAGTTGAGGGCGTTCTGCTGGAGCTGATTGAAGAGGCGCAGCGCTACGCCGCCCAGCAACACCCTGCGGTCGACAACAGATCCCTCTACGCCTTTGCCGCTGACTTGAAGTACCGCGTCAGAGCGTCGGAAACCTTGACAAACACCAAAAACAATGAAATTTGATCACAGCTTTGGGGACTTTTTGAACGAGCTGGGGCGATACCCCCTGCTTACTGTTGATCAGGAGGTGCTGCTGGCGCGGCAGGTGCAGCGGATGATTGAGCTGCAAGAGCAGCAAGCCGAGGGGCGGGCCCTTACGCCTAAAGAACGCAAGGAGTTGCGTATTGGCATGCGAGCTAAAGAGCAAATGATTAACTGCAACCTACGGATGGTTGTCTCTATCGCCAAAAAGTACCTCAAGCGTGTGGGGCATTTGACGATGATGGATCTGGTGCAAGAGGGTGTTATCGGTTTAATGCGGGGTGTGGAGAAGTTTGACCCTGCCCGAGGCTACAAGTTCTCCACCTACGCCTATTGGTGGATTCGGCAGGGGATGAACCGCGCTGTTAATCAGCAGGACCACACGATTCGGATGCCGAACCCTGTCGCGGAGAAGTACCCGAAGCTCAAAGCAACGACGCAACGGCTGTGTCAGGAGCTGGGGAGGGTGCCGTCGAAACAGGAGCTGGCAGACGCGATGGAGATGAGCGTTGAGCAGATGTGGCTCATGTTTGAACGTGCGGCTACACCCTGCTCACTCGACGCGATCTACCACGATGAGGGTAGTCCGCTGATTGATCTGATCCCTGACACCAGCACCGAAGACGAGGATGGACTGTTCTTTATGGATGATCGCTGGAGGCTTGACATTGCAATGGCCAAGCTTTCGGAGAAGGAGCGCTATGTCGTCGAGGCGCGGCATGAGCTCACCGGCAAGGCGCCTAAGTCCTACCAATCGTTGGCTGCAGAGATTGGCGTGTCGCGCGAGCGGGTGCGGCAGATAGAAATGAAGGCTTTGCGCAGGCTGAAGTATTACATGACAAGCATCTCGCCTTTAAGTAATTCCAAGGCTGTCGCAAACCTCGCGGGCCATAGCAAGGAAAGCCTCGGACTCATGGGCCTCCGCAGTCGCGCCCAGAAAAACAACAAGCTCCAACTCGCTAATGCGGGCAATGGCGTTGCTTAAGAGTTGTTGCTGGTGGTAGTTCTGCCGCATCAGCCCCGCGCACAAATCGCGCACTCTGGATACATCGGGGTGCGCGGCGACTTCTCGGATCGCCCTCTCTAGCTTGAGTTCTTCGTTTAAAGGTATTTCGTAGACCATCCAGCTGGAAGGTCTGTGGTCGCTGGTGCTCATAGCAACCTAGGCGTACAGACCATGCTAGTGACCCTATCTATGGAACCCTCGATGCGCCGGGTTGCTGATGGCAGGGGTGGGGAGTTTTGGGTGGTTGAAGGGCTTGGGATGACCTTTATCCATCGTCAACAGTGGCAAGCAGAAGTGAAGCTGCACTATCTGCAAAGCAGTGTTGGTGTATCCATAGAAGAAGGTCTGCCTCGCGGTCTGGACTCCACTGGGGCTGCAGACGAAACCAGCTGAACACTTCGTTGCTGCCTTTAAGGCGGTTGCAGTCAGGGCACGCCGGCGCCAGGTTCGCGGTTGTAGTGTTGCCTCCGCGGGAACGCGGTTTGATGTGATCCAGCGTGGTGGCGTTCGCTGAGCCGCAATATGCGCAGCGGTGATGCCACGCTTGGAAGATGTGGTCGCGGAAACGCCGTTTAGCGTCACGCTTGTGCAACAGGTGGGTGTCCGCTATCCGGTGATCCACTTGATGACGAGGGCGGCAAGGGGCAGGGCATGACCTCAAGCCGTAGGAGGTGGTCTTCCGAATAGGCCAGCTCTGCGCATTGGGCGTAGATGTTCTCGGCGACGTTCTGGGGGTCTTCGGTGGACTCGACGACGATCTGCATCCGGATGTCGACGATGTACTGCGTCTTCATGGGTCGGCAAGGATGGCCCACCCGCTGCTGGGTCCCTCCACCAGCCAACGGGGCCCCCAGTTTTTGCGGCTGTACGCGAGCCCCGCACCTTTGCTGCTCAGGTACACGCCGTTGACTACGTCCATTTCGCCGAAGGGGTCGTTGACGATCACCGCTGTTTTGGTGAAGCCGATCACGGTGAGCCAGTGCCCCCCGCCGGTGGGGGCGGAGCTGGGCCCGTGATGCAAGAACCCGCACGGCACGGGCACGCCGCGGGCGATCTGGCGCTCAAGGTCGCTCCAAGTTGCGTTTTGGGTGAACCGAGCGTTGATGCCAAAGCTGCGCAGCGCACGGAGCTGGGCGGTGGCATCGGTCGTGTCGCCGAACTCCAGCACTTTCTTGAGGTATTGGTCGTCCGCCGCAGGGCCAGTGATCGCGCCGGGGCGGAGTGCCGAAACAAGCATTGCGCAGGAGCTGCTAAAGCACATACGCATGGCTTGCCCAGCCATTGTGCTGTCGCGCTGGGAATAGAACGGCACCCGCAGGGGGTTGGGGAACGGTGTCGGGCCGGGGAGTTTGCTGACTGGCGCGTTCTCGTTCATCAGCGCAATTAGGCGCTCTGCATACAAAGGATCGGTGGCGTATTTTTCTCGCACCAGCGCGCGGGCAGCATCGTTTCGGGTGCGCTCGCGGTTAATACCCTTGAAGCTTTTGTAATCCTTGTACCAACGGTCAACCAAATACTGAACCGCTGTGGCCAGGTTGGGGAAGTTCAGGAATGAGTCTGTGATCGTGATCCACTCACCGTTCACAAACTCGCGTGTCTCGCTGCTGGTGCCAGAGCCCTTAAGGCCAAATGGGTTGTTGGACCCGCCGCCAGGCATGTGTTTGCCCCAGCCGGACTCAAGCGCCCACTGGGCAGCAACAAGTTCTGGGTACGCTGCTCCTGCTGCTTTTGCGGCTGCGGTGATGCCGTCCCAGCTGTTTTCGACGGAGATGCCTGGCTTAGGGCCGGGGGTGGCGCGGAACAGCAACGCAAATTCGTTAAGTTGCTCCGGCGTCAATACGCTCTCCAGCCAGTTCCACGCCGCAAGCTGGTGAGGCTCGCTCTTGGTGAACTTGACCGCGTCAACGAGGCGGATGCTGCGCTGGGGGCTCATGCGTGTCCCTTGCGAAGAGATGTTGTGACATCAAACGGAGCCCCGGCAGTTTGAGTTGAGTCAAACCTTGGTCTCCAGAACAGTGAGACGTTGCTCAATCGAGTTGAGCCTTGGGAACAGCTCTTGGCGGTCGTCCTTGATCTCCTGGCGCAGGAGTGACACCTCACCGGCGATGTGCTCCACCGCCACGGTCAAGCGGATGACGGCGCGGGCCGCTTCATCGTCTTTCCGCATGAAGTTGCCAATACCGCTGGCACCAATGCCAACAGCAGCACCGATGACGGCGGCCAAGACTTCAACCACGATCAGCGACGGCGCCTTTTGGTGTTTTGCTCAGCCTGAGCTGCAGCAGCGATGCCGCGCAGTGCCGCAAGGATCAACTGCACCCAGCCGTTGGCTTTGACGCCGGGGATGTAGCTCAGCAGTTCACTGCCCGCTAGCAACGCAATGGCCAAACCTGCAAGTTCTTCTGGGGTCATGGCCAGCAGGGCTGCTCTGTCTAAGTTGCCCGCTACTTGCTCTTCTGCAGCTCCTGCAGCAGGTACTGGCGCATCGCGCGATCTGCCGGCGTGGGATCAGCCTTGAGATCTAGCTCCAACACCTTGAGCTTGAGCTGTTTGGCATACAGCTCGTTGAGCTGCTCCTTCACATCCGCAGCTTTGGCGTAGCGGCTTTCAACAGCGACAGTGGTGCCCACGATGGCCGTGAGCACCGCGATCACTGCACCCGCTGTAGCGAGATGACGTTCCACGCTCTTAATGCGCTGTCTTAAGCAGCAGCCGGTGGGTCTTGAGCAGGTTCCTGCACATCCTCAGGAGTGGGTTCCGGCAGCGGGGTCAGATCCGGCGGAGGTGCCACGAACACGTCGTTTGCCTCGTCGTAGGTATCGCCGGGTCCAGCGTACTTGCCACGGATGCGGCCGTTGTAGCTGGTCTGTACCCATCGACTATCGGCACCGTACAGCGATTTGCAGAAGGCAATACCCGCTGCTTCGGATTCATTGCCGTCTGGATCAAGGCACTCGG